ATTTCAACAAGATCACTAAAGGAGGATTGCCGCAAAAGACCCTTAACATTGCTCTTGCAGGCACTGGCGTCGGCAAGTCTCTGTTTATGTGCCATGTGGCTGCTAGTTGCTTGGTTCAAAACTACAATGTTCTATACATTACTCTAGAAATGGCTGAGGAAAAGATCGCTGAACGTATCGACGCGAATCTTCTCAACGTCTCTCTTGATGATCTCATGAACATGCCGAAAGACATGTATGAGAAACGTATGGGTAAACTCAAGACTTCCGTCAAGGGTAAGTTGATCATCAAAGAGTATCCAACTGCCTCTGCGAATCCTGCTCACTTCCGTGCATTGATCAATGATCTGGCTCTCAAGAAGAACTTCCGTCCAGATATTATCTTTATTGACTATCTAAATATTTGTGCATCGTCAAGAATCAAGGCAGGTGCAAATGTCAATTCGTATACCTATATCAAAGCGATCGCTGAGGAACTTCGTGGACTCGCGGTTGAGAACAACGTACCTATTGTTTCAGCTACTCAGACAACTCGCTCAGGATTTAGTAACTCTGATCCTGGACTTGAAGATACTTCTGAGTCGTTTGGTTTGCCAGCCACTGCTGACTTTATGTTTGCGTTGGTAAGCACTGAAGAACTACAACAGTTGAATCAGATCCTTGTGAAACAGTTGAAGAATCGTTATAATGATCCGAATCTTCATAAGAGATTCACGGTTGGCATTGATCGCGCAAAGATGAAACTTTATGATCTTGAGCAGAAAGCCCAAGATGCTGTGATGCAGGAAAACGAATCAAAGCCAGTCTTTGATCGTGGTCGTAGTACAGACAAGTTCAAAAATCTGAAAGTGTAATGAAACTACAAAAAATCGAGAAGAAAGTGTATGCTCTTGCTAAAAATTGGGTCGGAGCAAAGCATATACCTACCATCATTCGCCAATTAAACAAAGCATTCAAGCCTTATATTGTTTGCTTTTCATCTGAGCGATTTGACTCAGAATATTATGACGATCATAACGTGATTGTTAATGGTCATTACTGCAATAAAATCTCAGATATAATTTCAGAACACATCTACATTCAATTGAATTTCCCAAAAGATTTCAAAAAAGCCATCATAACTGAAAAGGGCGCAAAAAATCTGGCTGTGAAGATCATTCGAGCCATCCACCATGAATATCGCCATAAGCATCAACAGAAACAAAGACCGTTTCTTTTGCAGAAGCCTTATGAACCGAAACCGAAACAAAATAAAATGGAAGCGATGTACTATGGGAATCCAGATGAGTTAGATGCTCATGCATATGAAACTCAGGCTGAGAAACTAGACATAAATAAATTGAGAAAGGCACATAAGATTGGCTGGAGAGAATGTGAAGCCATCTTTATGTATCGTAGAACATTTCGAAATCAAGATCCAAAGATCTGGAAAAAGTTTCTTAAAAAGGTTTATAAGAACAATGGCAACTAGTGGTGCTGCAGCGTGGCAAAAATATTTTAGAGGAAAGGGCGACATTGAAACGCGCTTGAAAAAGGACTCTGAAGTATTTGATGTTCAAACAAAAGCAAAGTTAAGTTATAAACTCTCAAATGGCGCAGAAGTTGTCTATATGAAGGCAACCGCGTATGATAGTAAAGCAATCGTAAGAACAAAGAAAGGGAACTCATATGTTTTAGTCAGAGTTCCCTTTGATAATATTGCTAAACCTGGAGTTAAATCTTCTGGTGCTGCAAGTCTGAAACCGCAAGCATTTGGAGTTTCAGACAAGATCAAATATCCAATTGTAAAATATGCAAAATTAATTAAAGATAATATTGGTGAGAGAAAAGACTTATCTGTTGATATCAAGACTTATCTAAATGCTCTTGTTGACCATTCAATGGGTAAAATAAAAGATCAGCAGATTAGTTCAGTGTATAAAAAAGTTGAATCTAATCTGCCGTTAAATGATATTAAGAAAGATTTTGGTGAGGTGATTGGTCCAATTGCAGTACATTACCTGCATTTGTTTAAACCTAAAAATATTCGCATTTCAGATAGAATGACTGTTGAAGTTCCACTTCGACCAAATGAACCATTAATGGATTACGCGATATATGAGGGATCTAAAAAGTATATCATTTCTGCCAAATCTGGTGAGACAACGAACGTTGTTAAGCCAAAAGACATCTTAGATCTTTTAGAAAAAGATCCCGCCAAAGTGAAGAAATGGAAAAAGACAAAAGAATATAATGTGCTAAAGATTCTTTCTGAGAATAGTACACTTATTGGTCCACTGAAGGCAGTTGGATTTATGAGTCCAAGTTTAATTAAAGAAAGCACAGTTGGAGAAGATGAACGCAGTTTTAATTTATCAAGTGTAGCATCCTTTATAAGTAAAAATGATTATCTGAAATCTAAAAAGAAACCAACATTAAATGAGGTGATGTATGAATGCGAAAAATTCATACGAGACCAAAGCGTTTCTGGTGGACTAGATATTAATTCGATCTTTGCTGATGCTATTGAAGGTGCGGTCATTTATGTTAAGTTTGATATAACAATAAATGGTGTAAGTGAGTGGGATGTAATTATATCAAGTGATATTAAGAAAATCAAGAGTGGTAAAAAAGCATTCTTGCGTACAAAAAATGGCTACACAAGAGCCGCAGATAGAATGGGCGTGCAAATTTAATTGAGGCTTTATGACTACATTTGTGACTGGTGGTTTGGGATTTATTGGTTCTAATTTTGTAATCTCTCATCTGAAGAAGTATCCTGAAGATGAGATCATTATCATCGACAATAACTCTTATGCTGCAAACGAAAGCAATTTAGAAGGTTATTGGAACGATTGGCGACTCAAACTCAAGCGTTGCGACATTCGCAATTTCGGGCATTTGGAGAGTTTGTATCATGATCACGAGCCGCATATTACTTTCCATTTTGCTGCTGAATCTCATGTGGATAATTCCATTCGTGGCGACGATATTTTCTTGGATACAAATATTAATGGAACCCACAACATTCTCAAGTGTATTCGCAAATACGGTGGGAAATTAGTCCACGTTTCTACTGACGAAGTGTACGGAAGTTTGGGTCATGATGATCCAGGGTTTACTGAAAGCACTCCATACGATCCTCGCAATCCATACTCTGCAAGCAAAGCAGCCAGTGACCATTTAGTTCGTGCTTATGTCAACACGCATGGGCTTGATGCAGTTGTGACTAATTGTTCAAATAACTACGGTCCGCGACAACATTCAGAAAAGTTCATCCCGACAGTCATTCGTCACATTAAGAACAATACTCCAATCCCTGTTTATGGCACAGGTCAGAATATTCGTGACTGGTTGTTTGTTGAAGATCATTGCGAAGCATTACTAACTATTGGTCAAAACTTTAAATTTGGCGAGCGATACAATATCGGCGGCGGCGTCGAGATGAGTAATCTAGATATGGTTACACTCATTCTTGATTTGATGGGTAAGCCAGTTCACATGTATCAGAACTGGATTAATTTTGTACCTGATCGTAAGGGTCATGATTTCAGATACGCCATGGATGCGACTAAAATTGCTTATGACTTGGGCTGGCAAGCAAAAACTAATATTAATGAAGGCTTAATTAAAACATTGGAGTATTATAATGCGTAAGGGAATTATTTTATCAGGAGGATTAGGAACAAGACTTTATCCATGCACAAAGGTGATTTCAAAACAATTGCTTCCTGTATATGATAAGCCGCTTGTATATTATCCAATTTCTACATTAATGATGGCTGGCATTCGTGATATTATGATTATCACCTCCCCTGCTGATCGCGCACCATTTGAGAATTTAATTGGTGATGGTTCGCAATGGGGTCTTAATATTACATACGCAACTCAACTTGAACCTAAAGGCATCGCTGAATGTTTTCGTATTGCCGAGAAATGGATCGGTAGAGATGATGTGACTCTTATTCTTGGTGATAATATTTTCTACGGTAATGAATTAATCAATCGTTTCAATCATGCTGCTTGGAATAACTCTGGTGCAACATTGTTTGCATATCACGTTGCTGATCCAGAAAGATTTGGTGTAATTGAATTGGACGATAATGATGAGCCTGTAAGAATTATCGAGAAGCCTAAATTTGCACCAACCAATTATGCGGTCACTGGGCTTTACTTTTACGACAATAAAGTAGTAGAATATGCTTGGAGGATCGTTCCTTCAGCAAGAGGCGAACTAGAGATTACAGATATTAACAATCTTTACATGCAGGATCATGATTGCAAAATTGAATATCTAAATCGTGGTATTGCTTGGATTGATACTGGAACGTTTGAATCTCTTGCAGAAGCCTCTGTGTTTGTTGGATCAGTACAACGTAGAACTGGTATGATGATTGCATGCCCAGAAGAAATTGCTTATAAGAATTCTTGGATTACAGAACATCAGGTTCGTCGTGCTGCTGAGAAATATAGTAAATCGGATTATGGTAAATACTTGTCTCAAATTTTGAGGGTGAAATAATGAGTGACGTGAAGCAAATGATTGAAGAGTTGGTTGCGGCTGTTGGTACACCGAAGTACGCATATAATTGCAAAGAGTTTACTCCTGGCAAGGATACTGTTTTTTATTCTGGTCCATATTGGGATGAGAAAGAAGTCATTGCTGGTGTTACTGCATTCCTAACAGGTAAATGGCTCGTTTCTGGTGAGCAAGTTGCCAAGTTTCAGTGGGCGTTTGGACATAAGTTCAATGTAAAGCATTGCCACATGGTCAACTCTGGTTCGTCTGCCAATCTTACTATGGTTGCTGCTCTTAAGAAACACTTGGGCTGGAAGGATGGTGATCAAGTTATCGTTTCACCAGTAGGCTTCCCAACTACAATTGCTCCGTTGGTTCAAAATGGGCTTGTGCCAGTCTTTGTTGATATTGAGATGAAGACACTCAACTTTGATCTTGATCATGTTGAAAAGTGGATCACCGATAAGACCGTTGCCATTTTTGTCTCACCAGTTCTTGGCAATCCGCCAGATATGGATCGAATCAAGGCTATGTGCGAGAAACATGGCATTCGTTTGATTGGTGATAACTGCGATTCACTTGGCACAAAGTGGGATGGTAAACTTCTGACGGATTATTACTATGCGTGGACAACATCTTTCTATCCTGCTCACCACATTTCAACGGGCGAAGGCGGCATGGTTTGCTCAAATGACGAAAACCTCATCAACACCGCTCGTAGCATTAGCTGGTGGGGTCGTGATTGCCGTTGCGTTGGTGCTGCTAATCTATTGGCTTGCGGAACATGTGGTAATCGCTTTGATAAATGGCTTGAAGGATATAATGGAATAATCGATCACAAGTATCTGTTCACGAACATGGGATACAATCTCAAGCCACTTGATATGCAAGGCGCTATTGGTATTGAGCAGTTGAAAAAGATCGACGAGATTGATGTTAAGCGTCGTGTGAACTTTGCGCGCATCAAGCATCTCTTTGAGAAGTATATTCCAGGCGTTCGTGTTGCTGAGAATCTTCTCTTGGCTGATCCGTCATGGTTCGGCGTACCACTGATTACAGATACACCTGAACTGAAGGAAAAACTTCAAGCATTCTGCGAAGAAAACAAGATCCAAACTCGCAATTACTTCGCTGGAAATATTCTGCTGCATCCTGGCTATAAGCATCTTGACGATGCTTCGAAGTATCCAAACGCAAACAAGGCATTGAGCAACGTATTCTTCGTTGGATGCCCACCGCATTATGGTGAAGAAGTGTTTGCCTACTATGAGAGTGTAATGCAAAAATGGGTATGCTAAATGTTTTCGGAGGAAACGGATTCGTCGGATCGCAATTCTGCAATACAACGAAAAATGGGTATTTCAAAAATTATCGAGAAAATATCGGAGTATTTTCTCCCGACGTTGTTTATTTTATTAGCACTGTTGACAATTATAATGTACACGTCGATCCTACTCTGGATATACATACTAATTTAACCATACTTGTAAAGGTTCTTGACAATTACAAAGCCTATATAAAATCATCTAAACAACCTGGATGCTTTAATTTCATCTCAAGTTGGTTTGTGTATGGTCGAGACTCTGGCTTCGGTGAGGGGTCAATCGGTATTTCAGAAACTGATTTATGCGATCCGAAGGGATTCTATTCCATTACAAAGAGATGCGCCGAGCAGTTGCTCATGTCATACTGCGAGACGTTTAATTTAAACTATCGCATTTTGAGGTTGGCGAATGTTCTTGGTCCAAATGATAAAAAGGTTTCTGCGAAAAAAAACGCAGTCCAATATCTATTGGGCGAACTCTCTGAAAACAAACGAGTCGACCTCTATGATAGCGGTTATTTTTATCGTGATTATATTGATGTTCGCGATTGCGCTAGAGCAATCGATCTGGTTATCAACAAAGGCGAACTCAACTCAATCTACAATATTGGAAACGGAAAGGGAATAATCTTCCGCGACATTATTCGCTATGCTCGAGATGCCATGGATTCTGGCTCAGAGATTCGTACGATCGAACAGAAAGAGTTTCACAAGAAAGTTCAATCCTCTCGCTCTTTCTTTATGGATAATACCAAGTTGAGAGAACTCGGTTATCGTCCAGAA